GGCACGTGGAAGGGGGCCGGCTGGTGAGCAACTTCCCGCAGGCCGAAGGCGTGATGCAGGCGTTCCCGCTGGTGGCCCACGACGACGACGTGGACGCGGTTACCTCTAGCGTCCTGTATTGGTTAAGCCCCGGCGAGGTACGCAAGCCAGGCGCGGGTACCGGCGGCGGGCCGGACGTGACCACCGGTTACGCGTGACGTGCGATGATCGCTGAACCACACCCCGATGGAGGACCAGTGTCGGATTTGACCCGCGGGTTGACCACGCTCGATGAGAAGCGTCCGGGCTACGTTCGGGCACGCCGGATGTTCGAGGGCACGGCCCGGGAGATCGTGGCGAACGAAACCGTCCGGGTGACCATCGAGAAGTCGGGCAAGCACTACCGCGCCAACCTCGCGCGCAAGGCCGTGAAAAGCCGCACCAACCGGCTCAAGGTGGCCGCGCTCACGGTGGCGGAGGACTCGGTCAAGGGCGAGGGCGGGGAGACCACCACGCCGCTGACCGACCGGCTCAACGCCGAGGTGGGCGCGCCCAACGACTTCACCGTGGAGTTGCCACGCTTCATCGAGAAGGTGTGCGAGTACGGCGATGCCTATCTGCTGCGCTGGCCGCACCGAGGCGAGGAGCTCAACTCTGACGGCACCGTGGCCCGGGTGGACGTGTTCGTCCGGGACCCGTTGACGATGTGCGCGATCTACGACCGGCAGAACGAACGCGACATCGAGTTCGTGATCGACTCCTGGTGTATCGGCGAGGGCGACAAGGAGCGGTTGCGGGTCAACGTTTACTACGACGACCGGGTGGAGCGGTTTATCTCGATCGACCGTACCGAGGGGATCGAGCGGTGGGCCGATGAGCTGTTCAAGCCCTACACCGCGGAGGACGACCCCGAGGGCGACGACCCGGACAACCCGCACATCCTCACCTACGAGCACGGCCTGCCGATCGAGCACGGACGCACCGAGCGCCCCTACGGCCGGCCTGAGCACTTTGACGCCTACGGCCCGCAGAACGCCATCACGAAGATCATGGCAACGCACCTGTCCGGCATCGACTGGAACGGCTGGCCCTACCGCTACCAGCTCGCCGAGGCGGGCACGAAGGGCGCGGACCTCAACGACTGGTCCGACGACGACCGGCAAGTGCCCTTCCGCGCCGCGGTCCAGCCTGGCCACGCGCCGGTGGTGCGCCGCTCGAGCAAGCTCTCGAACGCGCCCGGCACCATGAACAAACTCTCGAACGTCAAGGCCGTGGGGCAGCTCGACGGCAGCCCGGCCAACGTCTTCCTGGACCCGTTGGTGGCCTACATTCGGCTGCTCGGCGAGGTCACCGACACGCCGATGAACGTCACCGACCCGACGGGGCAGGTGGAGAGCGGGCAGAGCCGCATCGCCCGCATCGACGATCTGCTCTCCCGGGTCGAGTCGCTCAAGGACCAGTTGGCCGGGCCAATCGCCGCGATTTGCGAGGGCGCACTGGCCATGCTCGGTGTGCCCGAACGCACCGTCGTGGTGACGTGGGCCCCGTCCTCGAAGGTCAGCGACACCGAGGGGTGGCAGGCGGTCAAGGCCAAGCAGGACGCCGGCGTGCCTGAGCGAGTGGCGTTGATCGAGGCGGGCTACCTGCCGGACCAGGTCGACGAGTGGGCGCGCACGATGGAGGGCCGGCTGGACCTGGCCGACCGCATCGCCGCCACCGCCACCGCGATCGGGCAGGCCACGCAGCTACTTGGGCTGGACCAGGCGAAGGCCATCGAGGTCTTCGGCCAGTTCCTCGAGCAGGTGCTGACGGGCGAGGACGATGACAGCACCGCTTGAGCCCACCGAGCCGTGGGCGGGCACCGAGGCGGCCGCGCTGGCTCAGCCGGAGTTTCAGGCGATGATGGAGACCACCCGGTTTGTGCTGAGCAAGCTGGTGCGCCTGTGGGTGCTGCTGTACGGGTCGCTCAAGCACGGGCCGGCTGACGTTGAGCAGGCGGAGCGGGAGGGCCCGGACGCTTCGGAAGAGGTCAAGGGCGTGCTTGCCCAGTTCCGGGCCTACACCCGCTTCGCGCTGGTGACCGCTCCCGGCCCGCCCCGGCTCCGTGGTGAGCGTCGGCCAGCGCCACTACCTGCGCCCACAGCTGCGGACTTCGACTTTCCCCAGGTGTGGACAGACGCTGTGGACAACGGCGTGCGCGAGGTCATCGACGCGATGGACGCCGCCGCGGACTCCGTGCACCGGGAGGTCCCCGCCGCGGACGTCGCGCAGGTCAAGACCTACCGCGCCGAGCGTGTGCGCCGCGCCGTCGCGCCGACGCAGGTGGCCAAGCGCGGATTCGCCGCGGTGCAGGAAGCGATCGCCCAGCCGGAGAAGCTCACCAGCGACGTTCGCGGCGTCGTGGTGGGGCAGCTGGTGGCCGACCACACCGAGGAGCAGCTTGAGCGCGCCGCCGAGCTCGGCGACGAGTGGGTGTGCATCTGGGTGCCCGAGCGCGACGCGTGCGTGCGCTGTCTGGCCTACGCCGGGCTGCACGTCACGCCGGCGGTGGGGCAGCTGTTCCCCGGCGGGCGGACGTGGGGGCCGCAGTGGAAGAGCGTCGTCAGCCGCCCGGACTTCCGGGGCCCCGGCTGGCGGGAGCTACCCAACGGTAGCCATGTCGGCTCGCACCCGCACTGCCGGTGCGAACTTCGGATCGTCAAGCGGACGAACGTCCACTTGCTCGCCGCGGGGCTCAAGCGTGAGGCGACCCGTTCGGCGGCCAAGGGCTGGGCCCGACCCACCGAAGGCGACACCGTGCGCGTGGTGGCGGCTAAGCATGCGCTCAACTCGGCGATCCCGCTTCCGAAGACGGTGGAGCAGGAGACCCGGCGACGGCTGCGCAACCCCCGCGACTTCCCGCGCGTTGTACCATCTCCTACCAGGTAGAACGACCAGTGGAGGCCACCATGCACAACACCCTTGTCCACCCGTGGATGATCCACCCGCACACCGGCAAGTTGCTCGAGGCGGTGGGCGTGCGGCGCAATGGTCGCCCGATCTGGCCGATCCTGGGCGCTTCCGAGGACGACGGCGACGACGACGCCGATGGGGATGACGGCGACGAGGGCGACGACGCCGGTGGGGATGACGGCGACGACTCGGACGACGATGACGACCCCGACTCCGGAAAGTCGCCGGAGGAGCTGCGTGCCGAGCTGCGGGCGCTGCGGGCCTCGAAGACGAAGCTGCTCCGGGAGAAGGCGAACCGGGCCAAGGGTGGGAACGGCAAGGGTGGTGGCAAGGATGGCGACGACGATGCGGGTAAGAAGTTCACCCGCGAAGAGCTCGATGAGATCGCCGAGGAGACGAAGTCATCGACGCGGTCCGAGCTGATGCCGGCGATCATCCGCAGCCAGAGCAAGTCGATCCTGAGCGACCTCGGTATGACGTTCCCGAAGGAGAAGGCGCAGGCCGCAGCGGCGCTCTCGCGGATCCTCAAGCTGGCCGACACCGAAGACCTGGACCTGAATGACGACGGTGAGGTGGAGGGCCTCGAGCACGCGTTCCGCGCGGTGAAGCGGGACTTCCCGCAGTTGTTCAAGGGCCGGCGCGTGGCCGCTCCGGGTAACGCCGGTGGTGGCGGCCGGCCGTCGAACAAGCCGAAGAGCGCTACCGAGCTGCAGGCCCTGCACGCGTTCGGCGGCTCGGACGACGACTGATACGCTGCCCCCGGACTTCGGGAGTCCACTTCGGTGTAACCAACCGCCCCCGTCACCTCGTGTGGCGGGGGCGTTTGCACGCTGTGGTTATGATCTCCTCAAGCGCGCTACCTGTGGAGCCGCTTCCCGCTCCGGCGTACCAGTGGGCTCCGGGCACTCCCCGTTCGACACGACACCAGGGAGGTCCGGCGATGGCCGGTTCCGTGAACCCGGGTAGCTGGATCATCGAGGACTACGCCTCGGGCCTGGTCACCCGCTTCCGCAACGTCAGCGCGTGGGAGGCCGCCAGCGGCCGAACCGAGCCGATGAAGGTGGATTCGAAGCAGATCGCCATCGACACCGACGCCTCGGTTGAGGTCACCCAGAAGGGTCAGACCTACAACCTGGACACCGGTGGCGGCACCACCGTCCAGCTTGACGCCGCGAAGCTGACGCACGCGTCCTCGTACGACGAGGAAGACCGCAGCGACGCCGCCGCGTGGCAGGACATCACGAACAGCAAGAAGCAGGCCGCGACCTCGAACCTGGCGATCCTTTACGACAACCTCGCGCTCGGCGTGACCGGCGCGCAGGTGATCGGGTCGAAGACGGCTCCGTTCGAGTCGGCC